AGTTTATCCAGATGGATAGGAGGCTGGTTCGGTATTGGTTCAGTGTAGCTAACGCACAAAGTAGTTTAACTGTAGTAAGGCACCTGTTCACTAAAATGGTAAATCCCGGCTCTACGCGCAATGTAATAACGTGTTTGGCAATGGCAGGCAACAGTGTAATAAACAATCCAAAACCGCCAATAATAACGCTATCCTCTAATCGGTTAAATAGGCAACATTTATGTTGATGCAAATGTCGACAATTGTCATGCCTTATTCCCCTGTTAACGTTTAGCCCAACATAGGGTAAAAGGTAGCTCTCAGTACAAAGTAGGTTCACGTCAAGCCTCAGCCATCAGGGCAATAAATCTGTCAAGTGTTTAGAAGAACCCAGGCCCGGTCGTTAGTGGATGTGCTTAAGACTAAGAAGAGCCACCCCCAGCCTGGTATGTTAAAATAAGGTTGTTTACGGTTTAAAAGAACCCAGGGCCACGGCATTAGGGTCCTAGAGTCCGCCAACGCAAGGTTATTCTCAAAAAACTACCATTATTCACTAGCAGAGCTGCACGCACTATGTCATTACCAGTAGCCAGATAAATCTAATGGTGTTATAATTAAGTTCCTATTAAAACACGTAGGTCCAGGCAACTAGTCACATAAATAATAAACGCTCCCATGGAGTATGACATACAGCCTTTCAAACTTGTCAGCATTCATGCTCCACCTGGTTACTATGTATAATAGCCTTATTACTATGCACCGACCTCGGCTCACATATCAAGTGAAATGTTTGACGCGATTATCAAAGCGGGTTGGAATAGGACAGTCTTGCCTTAACTACATTGGCAATTATCCCTAGATGGTCAACTCCACAAGTACTCACTCCCCTATCTTCCAGACTACAAAACTTTAGCAAGGGTGTGTACATGTAAACCTCGCAAGTAGCCCATACTGTCTATTCAAGATGTAGACAGCCCGAACACTGTGGAGTTTAAGTTCCTGTAGTAATGTCCTATAAACTGGTTTCATGCCATTTCACGGCAAACAGGCGCCAGGGTGAATATGACCTAAAAAGCCAGAGCATAGTACTTTGTGTTGTCGTAAAAGTTTTGTTAATATTTTGTAAGTAAAATAAGACAGCGCCGCTAATTCATAAACATCGATAAGTAGAAATATTTATAAACAGTGCGGTTGAAGAATCCGGGTAAGTAACGTGCATATCGCAAAGCGTATTAGCGACCCATATCCACAACTTAAGCATTCTAACTAAATTGTAAAACCGGCTAGGCTCATGCTCATGTGAGTGATCCAATCAATCAAACAACAACAAGACACGGCATGAAGACCAGGCTTATTATCTGCCCCTCATATGCAATAAGGGCGCAAGTGGGTGCTGTCTCATGGTTTGTAACAAACTAACTTAAAGCAACATTTCCTTAGGTCTTTCTGGCAAAACAACCCCCGTAAGTCGTCAAGCACTTCAACAAGCTGTAAAGCCACCCGTTCACGTTTTAAATGGATTACGGCACCTATGATGCAACGCAACATGCTTTTCTCCGAATGTGCTTCGATAGAACTTTGTACTAATTTCTATTCGGTTAAGATATGATACGCGGGGACGTAAACATGGACAATATATATTACTGGGTGGGTAACACTTAAGTGTCGTTCAAAAAGAGTTACAGCGAGAAAAATCGCAACATCTTCAGTGCTAACGGCGTTCTGTACGGTACCACATACTCTGGACATCCAACATGTACGTCATGTTGCGGGACCGGCCGGAATTTTACATACCAGCTGCTGCCATATTTCACACGGTTAATCGGTAACGACATAAACAAGGTAATCTTTTAATAGCTGCTTCAAAAATATCGTGGTTAACAGAGCGGCGCATATAGCGGCGACGACGTCTTTGCAATGTTTCGCCATTCTGATGACCGTTAAAAATTCTAGCTTTAATTAATGTAGTATTTCTCGCCTTAAAACAAAACATCCATAAAAGGTCTAGGCCTTGTCGCTAGGCGTCCATCAAAAGCTTTCCGCAGAGGAAACTTCCTGTCTAGGGACATAGCGTTTTACAAACGGCCGATTATAATCAGGCAAGTGGTTAAAACAATATTAACTTCGTCAACTCGTTCGCGCAACTTAACAAGTGACTAGTCAAACTATCTGGCATTCCTGCTTCACACCACAGGCAGCACTACGCCTCTCAGTTAAAAACTCGGTTAATTACGGTTGGCCATGATGAAAAACGTGACTGAAAAGAATAGAGGTGTCATACTGATGTAGGCTTTAAACTAAAAGATCTATGCTGTGGATACCAACATCAAGTATGATTTCTAGTAGGCCGCGTTCGCGCACAACATGCATGTGTAGTAATTCAGATCCCTTGTCAACAGTATGTATCTCAAAGACGGCCGAATACATACGCGTATAGCCGATCTTGGAATGTTCCCGTAAAAAAACATCCATACTTACGCGGTCAGTTTGTAAGCCGTTATTAATAAAACCAAGTCAACATACATAAGCACCGATCCAATCACCCGCACCATGCAAGGTCACAAAAATATGGTCAAATAAAAATAACCAAAACGTGCTCCTATTAGTTTTTAC